CGTATAGAATGGGGATAGGATAGATAGGGATAGATAATAGGGGGTTTAAGGGGGAAAGAAGGAAGGGGAAGGAAGGGAAGGGGTTTTTTGCTTGACAGAGGGGATTGGGATGGGATAAGGAAAAGAAAAAGCCGTGAGGTGGTGAAGGACAGTTGAGAAGAAAGAAAAAGAAGAGGGCGAGGTTGTGGGCGCAGGAAGCGTCGGCGGCGGCGGAAAGGAAAGGAACGAAGGGCTCGTTTCGGGCATACTGCTTGAGAAAAGGATACTCCAAGGTAACAGCGGCGTGCATAGCGGAAGGTAAGAGGTCTTCATCCCCGTTGATACGAAAGAGAGCCGTCCTTGCAGAAAACTACGCAAAAATAAGAAGAAAAAGGAGAAGGTAAGATGGCAAGATACAGATCACGAAGAAGCATTGTTCCGCGTCTGGTTACAAGATATTACAGAACAAGAATGCGCGGGAGAGAAAAACCTCCAACCCCTCGGAATCGGCGCTCCCGGCCAGCTCCCATTACCGGCGACTTTGGGAATAAACCCGGGACCTGGGCTCGGCGCTGGAGATATCTTAACCGCCCTTATGTTGGTAGTCGAACTTACATCCCTGAAGACGTTGCCCGGAAGCGAGTATTGAGAATCTACAACCGCGCCGTAGATTACTGGGTAGGCCGCAGGCAGCAGGCGTGGAACCAGTACCTCGCCAAGATTAGCAAGCTCCCCCCCGCAATCCGTAGAAGAATGCTTAAACGGATTCCTCCAAAAGCTCCGGGTCTGGCAAACTACCGGCAGCGGCTACAGCGCGGGCTCGGGCTTACTTCCCGCCCGAGTATGCGGCAGACAGGACGAGGGTAGCAACCATGGACAAACTTCCCTTCGGACGCCCGCTCTCCTGGAGGGCAGATTCTCCTCTCCAACGCTTGAAGCGAGAACAAAAGCGGGAATACCTCTACAGCAACGACCTTGCCAAAGTTCTGGAGCGAGAATACACAATCTCTGAAGACCTCGCAGAAAGCAAGCTGGGGAAGTTCGTCACGGATGTCCTGCCCTGGTTGGACCTTCCAGCCGGAGCAGCCAGGACGCTCGCTACAAAACCCCTGCTCCTGGGCATGCTAAAGAAAGATATGCTCCGGCAGATCGAGAAGAGCTTTGAAAAGAGAATGGCGGCTAAAGAGATATCGCTACCTGCTCTTCAATTTCGTTATATTAAGAACTTTTACCAGCAGATAAAGAATGCCCCGCAATCATTGCTTGATAAAGTTCGCCAGATGACCGAGGGAAGTTTACGTTTCAAAACGCCTATTGGAAAACTTGTCCCCGTAGCCTTCGTTGACTGGAAACCGGGAATGCGACAAGCTGATCTTTTTTACTCGCTTCGTCATATATGTGACCCTAATATAGCAGCTCATGAGTTAGGGCACGTTGCAACCTTTACAGAGCCCGGTCTCGGGGAAAAATTACATAGGCTCGAAAGAGCGCTAAATCGCCTTCTTGTTAAAGAACTCCAGATGTCCGAGCGTACTTACTATAATTATTTTTCCCCAGAGGAGCTTGCTGCTCGATACTTTGAGCACAACCTTGGCCGTATGTTTACAGAAGGCACTGTGAGTGAGAAAGTGATACAAGAAGCTATAAAAGATATAAATGCTCGGTTACAACAGTTCCGAAATATCATGTATTACAAAACTCTAAAAGGGGGGGCGATTTCTGCTCTGAAGCAGCTTTACGAGAAAGGCGTTATAACGCCGGCTGGCCCTGCTTTCTCACGGGGAAGGTTATTACAAAAGGAGTTAAACCCAGAAATCAAGGCTCAAAAATGGCTCTACAGAGGTCTGTTGTTAGAAGAGAAAATGCCCTTAAAACGACGTAAATTGCTTTTAAGGAAAATGTACGGAGGCCAATAAAATTAAATGAGAAAGCTACCTTCGGCTTTCCGCCAAGGCCGAACTCTAATAGACGATCCAGAAGCTTACAAGAAAGTTGCGAAAATTTTATACTGGTATTAACGATGACTATCTGGCCGCAGGGATATAGTGAAAACATGAAATGGAGGATAAAACTCCTTCAGAAATGTGCCAAAGATGACATATTTGCTCAGAAGATCAAGGAATACTTCTTCGAGGATATTCTCTTCGCCTTCAATGCTTTCTTTTTTACCCTCGATGTCCGCAGGAAGCCTTACCACCATCGCCCGTTTATCACGTATCCCTACCAGGATGAAATCATCTTACAGATAAGAGACTGCATCCAGAAAGGCGAAGACCTCTTAATTGAAAAATCCCGTGATATGGGAGTTACCTGGATGGTTCTTCTTACCTACCTGCACTTCTGGTTGAACCCCGCCGGCGGCGTTGATTTCCTTCTCGGCTCCAGAACAGAGAAGTACGTCGATAAGACCGGGGATAACCGTACCCTTTTTGAGAAGCTGCGTTATGCGCTCTACTTTTTACCGCGCTTCCTGCGACCTGCAGGATTCCGCAAGGATAAGCATGACAACTTCCTTGAGCTTAAAAATCCCTATACCAGGGCGACTATTACCGGGGAGTCCAATAACCCTTCGTTCTCTACCGCCGGCAGATACACTTCCGTATTCTTCGACGAGTTCGGAAAATGGGAAACTACCGACAAACTGGCATGGACAGCCGCCGGCGACGCAACTCCCTGCCGTATTGCCGTATCCACGCCAAACGGTGCCGCCGGTCATTTTTACGAACTTCGCAGTACCCAGATCAAGAAGATAATATGCCACTGGCACCTGCATCCCTACAAGGGACTTCACGCAACCTGTCCCTGGCCGCGCCCGCCGAAAACCTACGGGTTTGACCTCATTACCTCTCCCTGGTTCGAGAACGAGAAGAAGCGCAGGACGAAGTATGAAATCGCCCAGGAGCTCCAGATACAATACCTGGGAGGCGGCAGGGTGGTGCTCACCGATGAAGCCGGGAAGTCTCTCCTTGAATACCTCGATGCTCCCGAAGTGCGTCCCTTCTACTATGACCTCGTGGAAAGGCGGTTCATCCCCGAGGCCCGCTTTGCTGACGATGTTCTTCATATCTACGCTCTCTACAACCCGGAACACCAGTATATCATTGCTGCAGATGTTGCTGAAGGCCTTCCTGACGGGGACTACTCGGCGGTTATCGTGTTGAACCGTATTACCTTTAATGTTGATGCGGTCTATCACCAGAGAGTCAACGAAAGCGATCTTGCGGAACGCATACTGGATATCGCCGCCCTGTATACCGGCAAAGATGAAACCCTTGCTCCTTATGTCGCCATAGAGACCAACTCCATGGGAAAAGCCACTTTTAACAGGGTTGAAGAAGCAGGCTACAGCAGGCTATTCATGATGCCCAGGTATGACATATCCAGGCAACAGATATCCTACAGAAAAGGCTGGATCACTTCACCGCAGAGTCGCCCTGCCCTGATATCCGCAATCCGTGAATACTTGACATTCAGAGCAGGGGAACTAAACTATAAGCCGTTGATACGTGAACTTACCATCTTCGCTTATGACAAGTTCGGAAAGCCGCAGGCTCCTGCGGGCGAGCATGATGACCTCGTCATGGCGTTTGGGATAGCAGTTGCTGTGCATGAAATTTTACCCCTTGACAAAATCGAGAAACCTGCTAAACAGGGAGTAACTACTAACGTAATCAACCTTGACGATTACCGCATTGAAGAAGAAACAAGTCTCTCTGCACGCTGCTTGCAGAGCGTACTAAGAAAAAGAAAGGAAATCACTCATGTTTGGTAGTAAGCATCTCGAAACGAAGCTGGACGCCATTCTTCACGAGATAGAATCTTTCAAGCGGACTGCTTGCATACTGAAGCAGCTTGTCTGGGAACTCCAGAAGGAAAAGAGAGACCTGCTCGACAGGTTAATGGCGCGGGGGTTCGAGGAATACAAGCTCGGGACGTATTCCCCGGAACCTTCCCGGAGCGAGGACTCTCAAGTCCTTCCCGATGAAGAAAAAATAGGAAGTGTCGTAGAATAACCTCAGGAGAGTAAGATAGCGTGGGTAGGAAGTCAAAAAATAAATTATGGGCGCTGATCAAGGAAAAGCACGATGATGCAGAAGCCAACCGCCTTCCTTACCAGCGTAAGTGGCTCCTCAATATTGCTTTTTACAAAGGACACCAGTATACCTACTACAATACGGCTGCCGAGCAGTTGATGGCTGTCAAGCTTCCCAAGCATCGTATCTATGTTGTGGACAACCAGATTCTTCCCCGTGTCCGCCGGCAGGTTAGCGATGCTATTCGCCAGCGTCCAATCATCGAGGTACTCCCCAATACCACCGACCAGGCGGACATCCAGGCCGCCCGGCTCGGGACTCATGTCCTGAAGCATTTCTGGCGGGAAAACTATATATCCAGGAAGCTTCGCTTGCTCAATATCTGGCGATTTACTACCGGCAATGCATTTCTCGATGACCGCTGGGACCCCAAGGCAGGCCCGATTCAGGTAACCGAGGACGGGAAGCTTGTATATCTTGGCGATGTGGACTGTGGCGTCTGGTCGCCCTTTGAAATTGGCATACCTGCTACCACGCACGTCATTACTTCTATCCATGACCTGCCCTGGATAACAAAAGAAAAGTTCCGGACCTGCCAGTGGATAAAGGACAAGTACGGCAAGGAAGTGGACCCGGAACCATTTTCCGGTGTTTCTCTCACGCCGTTCAAGAATAATTCCCCCGTGGTTGAGCCCGGAGCCCTGGTAATCGAGCTCTACATGAAACCCTGCGCCGAGTTTCCCAATGGAATATTTTTGACCGGCGCTAACGGAACCATCCTTGCCAGGCAGGACTATCCCTTCCAGTTCTTCAACATCGAGCATTTCAAAGATATAGATGTTCCCGGTGAATTTTACGGCCAGGCGACAATGGAAAACGCTATTGACCTGCAAAAGCAGTGGAACAAGACAGTTTCCTCGATTATGGAGTTCAACCACTCCATGGGGAAAGGAAAGTGGCTCTTTCCCCGGAACTGCAATGTGCAGGCGGTTCCCGACGATACGCATGGCGAGGCCCTGGAGTATACCCCGGTAATGGGACACAAGCCCGAGCACCTCACTTTGAAGGGACTACCCTCCTCTTACATTGTCGCTCTTACTCATATCAGGCTTTCGTTCGAGGACCTCTTTTCCCAGCACGAGGTAACGCGGGGAACGAACAAGAGCGATATCCGCTCCGGCGAGATGGTTGGCCTGTTACTCGAACAGGACGCTATTGGTAGCCGTCCGGCCAGCATCAGCTACGAAGAATCTCTTGAAGCGGTTATGACAAGGGTTCTAAAACGTATCCAGAAAGGCTATACTACCGAGCGAATAATCAAGATTGCCGGGCATGCCCAGGAATACGAGGCCATTCCCTTCAAAGGCGCAGACCTGCGGGACAACACCGATGTTTACGTCAAGAGAGGCTCTTCTTTGCCTGAGTCACGTATAGGACGCCAGGCAATGATTATGAAAAGATACGAGCAGGGACTTTACGGTAACCCGGCTGACGGAGAGGTCAGGCGGCACGTGATGCAGTTGCTTGATGATGCTGTCGTAAAGGATATCTACGCAGAAGACCTGCTTGATGAAACCAATGCACGGATCGAGAACAGGAATATGCTTGAAATGGCACAGCGGGGCAGGCTGCAGGCTCCTGAAGTCAACAGCTATGATAATCATGCAATCCATGTCGCCGAGTGCCGCAAGTTCCTGAAGAGCTACGAGATACAGAAACTCAAAGAAAGCGATCCTGATCTCTTCAGGAACGTTTCCCTGATAGTTACCCAGCATATGCAGCAGCACCAGCAGTTTCTTCAGCAAGCGCTGGCGATGATGGCAAAACTACCTGCTACCAGGCCAGTTACACAGGAAGGAGAGCGACGTGTTAGACCAAAAGTGGAACGCCTTTATAAATAGCCTGAAAGCCGCCCGCAGGGCATACGAAAACATGTACAGGTACCTCGCAGCACATCCCGAGGAAATAGACACAGTACCGGGGAGCGTGCAGCGGGTAATTTTGCTCTGGCAGAAAACAGCATTTGACAAAAGCCTCCCTGAGCTGGTAAGGTACTGGCGAACCCATTGCGGCCTTGACAGCCTCAGGATTAACATAAAGTCTCCCAAGAAAAAGAAACCTAAGTCCAAGGGCTTAGGTAAAGCTACCTGAGCCTAAAAACTAAGGAGGTATTAAATGCCTGAACCGAGTAATAAAAATGAGCCTGCCCAGCAGGACAAGTCCGGCGAGAGCAATACCGGCTCACAGACTAAGTCTCCTGGGCAGATAGTTGTTGAACTGGAAGACGGGACCAAGAAAGAGCTGACACACGAGGACGTCAAGAACCTGGTTGCTCAACAGGCCGCTCTGACGCAAAGGTCTCAACAGGTAAGTCCCTTGATGAAGCTTTGCGAGAGATACAATGTCGACGGCACCACGCTTGCCTCGAATGCCGAGGCCGCCTTCAAGGTAATCCTGGATCTCCAGGAAAAAGGCGTAATCGATGCCGAAGGGAATCTCGTTTCTTCATCCGGGCAACCTGCGACGACTCCTCAGGACCAAGAGCCCTCCAGTTCGTTCCCTGTTACCCCGCCTGCAGGGCAGGGTGATAAATCCGGGCAGTCGCAAGGCAATATCGACCCGGTTGCCGCCAAGGCGCTCCGGAGCCTTACTGAACGGCTTGATACGCTTTCCAGGGCGCAGGATGCACTCATCAAGCTAACTCTGGAAACCCAGATCAAGACCCAGTATCCCGACTTTACCGATGACGATGTCGCCCGCGTGATCGCTATGAGCGAGCACGACAAGTCCGGCGACCTGTGGTCTCATGCCAAGAAATGGAGCCAGACCAAGAAGTCGCTCGAACAGAAAGCGCGGGAAAAATACGCTAAGGAATTCGGGATTGACCTGGAGAAGTTCGACGAGAACCGGCTGCGCCAGCAAGAAGCTGAAGGAGGCATAGCGCTTCCCTTCAAGGGAAAAAAGTTTTCCTTTAAGAAAGGGAAAGACACACTTTCCCCTCGTGAGGCTATGCGGCAGCATTTTAAGCAGCTGTACCGGAAGTAATTCAGTGAAAGGATGATGTACTATGGCATATGATGGAACACAGGGAGCATTGCTTTCAAATTATAGCGATGTTCTAAAAACATTTTACCTGCCGGCCATACAGGAAGCATTGAACCAGACAAACGTTCTGTCTCATTACATCGAGCAGAACACCGAGGATGTTGATGGCATCAATGCTACTATTAACGTTCACTATGGCCGGAACACAGGTATGGGCGATCGTGCTGATGGCGCAGCATTGCCGGAAGCCGGCTACCAGCGCCACGTGGTTTGCACGGTTCCTATGCGTTATTCCTATGGCAGGGTTGCGTTTACCGGCCCGACCATTGCTGCGACCCAGAGCACGGAAGGGGCTTATGTAAACGTGATTGACAACGAAATCACCGGCCTTGTCAATGACATCAAAAAGGAAACCAACCGCAAGTTCTGGGGTTGCGGCTACGGGATACTGGCTCGCTGGCGAAGCACCGAAAGCGGTACTTCCTATACTCTTCAGAAGCAGTACCGGGGCAACTCGGCGGGCGACGGCTTTGGCTCTACGTTTGGAGCTAAGTATCTCGAAGAGCTCAACAATGCCGTTCCGGTTGTCCTCACCAAGTCTACCGGTAACACCGGCAGCACTGTGGATGACACCAATATCGCCGTGTCTGCAATTACCGAAGGAACTACGTATGACACGATTACGTGTACCGACCCGAGTGTAACTGAAGCATCGGGCACTTTCTATGTCCGGCCCGGTAACATGAAGTCGGTTTCTTCTGGTAGCGGGACATGTCCCCGCCTCGAACCTATGGGGCTCCGCGGTATCGTTACCGATACCAATCTTGACGAAATCGGTATTTTCGATGAAAACTACCGCGGTTACAAGGCTTCTACCGAAACCGATACTTTACAGGGCCTTGATGTATCCACGCATACATGGTTCAAGGCAATTGTTGACACCCATCCTTCTGGCCGGTATGCAGGACAGCGCCAGCTTACCTTCAACTTGATGCAGAAGGTGTTCGACAAAATCGAGATGAAGGCAGGCGTTGGCGTCGGGCCTAACCTTATTCTCTGCTCTCACGCCGTAAGGCGGGAGTTGCTTGAGTTGTTCCAGGCGGAACGCCGCACGATCAACACGATGGAAATGCGTGGCGGCTACTCTGGCGTTGACTTCAACGATGTTGGCGTAGTGGCCGACCCCGATGCTATAGACGGGGAAATGTATTTCCTGACAACCGATGATATACAGTTGTTCCTGCTTTCCGACTACGACTGGATGGAAAAAGACGGCTCGGTGTTGAGCCGGATTGCCGGCTATGACGCCTACGAAGCCGTGCTTTTCCGTTACTCCGAACTGGGAGTCCTTAACCGGGGCACGCAGGGCGTTCTCTGCGACATAGCCTATACCCTGTAACCTCTAACCCCGGGTAGGCCATGTTCTACCCGGGCAAACCAAGTTAGGAGGATTTTCTTGGAATGGGTGCAATAACTGATATACAGATTGGCTGGAAAACTTGCAGGCAGTTCATTCCGATTCGCAGCTTCGCCGGGTTCGACAACAACGGAACTTCCGATATCTCGCTGAGCCAGGGCACTCCGACTCTGGAGCCTGCTTCCGGTACGCTCGAAGTTGCTACCTTACCGATGACCACGGCGGACGAAGTGCATACCGTGATGCCTATCCCGTGGAACCTGAACCGGGACAAACCGGTGCTTGGCCGGGTCTTTTTTATCCATGCTTCCACTGACGCCGACGACCAGCCGGTATTCAAGGTAGGCGTCAAGTTCTATGCCAAGCAGGACCAGACCGTTGAAGCAAAGGCTAACGCCGATGCCGATGTTTCCATTACTGCCCCGGCTACTTCGAGCACGGATGACTCGCTTGAGGTTACTGACTGGACAGACCTGGAATGGGATGAAAACATTACTTCGGATGACATTCTTGCTGCGATTACCCTCGAACTCGACAACCTCGGGAGCGCAGGCGCAGACGAATGCGAAGTGCTTGGCATCGAGTTGATGTGGGAAATCGCTGCTTGTGACAGTTACCGCCACAAGACTGAAACTGAGATTTACGATAACCCGGTATAATTCCTGAGGGTCTCTCATCCCAGCCCTCCTGCCCCCGGGCAGGCAGCTCCCTCCCTGTCTGCCCGGCCCCTCAGACTGTGGAGCATCATGGAATATATTGACAAGAGAATAGTAGAGCTGGAAAAGGAGCTGGCGGAACTTATTAAGAAGCGCCTCAAGCTTATCTCCAGGATAAACAGTACTCTGGAGACAGTCAAAAGCATGAATGCAGACTTACAGGCGCTTGCAGGAGAGAGCGATAAATTGTTAACCTCTATCCAGGCGCGACAGGGCGGGTTAATAGAGCTGAAAAGGTTGGCCGGCAATGAAAGAGTTACAGAGGATAAGACGCCGAAAATCGAGACTATCTAAGCCCTACCATGTCATGAACGACAGTGCTATGGTTCCTGACTGGGGCTTTACCAAGCAACTCCATGCTCTTGACCCTGAGCTGGATGTTGTCTGGAACTGGGGCAAGGACAAGTGGGAAATATGGCGCTTTCCGCGAGACGGGAGAGAGCCATTTCACATGATTACTGTTCAGACTAAAAATAAAACCTACAGGGAACTTGGAGCGGATATTCTCTTGAAGTTGCAGGAAGGAGACCCGCATCGCTACACGCTGAAGGAGTTGATCAACTACTTCGAAGAAATGGATCGCCAGGCGGAAAGGCGGCGCGCTGCGGAGCTGCGGGATAAGATCCGTACCCTGGCCAAAGAAACCAACCGGTACGCTCGCGGGATCCTCACCGTGCAGGTTCCCCGCGTCTACGAGGAAATTGCTGTCCCGATAAACTCCAGGCCATCGATACCGATCATCGAGATGGACAGTAGGGCCCGCGTTCGCCGCACTATAGAAGCTACCTAAGGAGACAAGCATGGCCGAACTCGAACAAGTAGAAAAATACAAAATACCAAAGAACTTGCGAGGACTTCTCAAGGCTGTCAAGCAGTTTTCCGCACTGGCGGAATCTCTTGGAGCCCGCTGGTTCCTGCAAGCCCAGCAGGCCAGGTATGCGCAAGAAGACTGGCTTAAAGCCACCTGCTTACCCAGACGCCTGAAATCCAGACTTCCGCTGGATCTCCATGAGCTGCCGGGGCAAGAGGAGTAAACATGAATGCCCTCGAAATGCTGACCGCCGTTCGAGAAAACATAGGGGAGCCCTCTGCCGCACATTGGACCGACAATGAACTACTCCGGCACCTTTCTGCTGCGCAATCATCCATTGCAGCAGAGCTTTACATGGTTCCCATGCCCTTCCTCGTCAAGTCCGCATCCGTGACTCCTTCTGCGTCCGTAATTGATATGCCCGCAGACTGCGCCTGGCCCGTTCACCTTGAAGAGACGGATACGAAATATCCAATCTTCATCGACACTATCCTGCAAGACAAGAACCTTACCCGCTATCCCGGCGGAAGTCTCCAGCGAGAGGCGTATATCGTGGGGCGAACAATCGTTGTAAACGCCGATAACTTTACAACTCCCTGCACGCTCTATTACCAGTGTACTCCACCACCCTTGCTCGTAGGAACTGCTACAGCAGGGGGAGAGAATTCCATTACCCTCGACTCCCAGGCCTCCCCGCAAGAAGACCTTTACGTAGGCACCCAGCTCCAGATTACCGGCGGGACAGGTGAAGACACCATATCGATGATTACCGCCTATTCTGCAAACCGCGAGGCGACCCTGGAAGGAACCTTCGATGATACCTCGGAATATGCCACGATAAGCATATTACCTTTACAGGCGCATAACGTAATAATTGCCCTGGCTACTGTCAATGCCCTGGCTAAACCCTCTTCTGCTATTGACCCGGCTTACTACGAGCAGGCAAGGGAGCGTTACCGGCAGGAATGGACAACCTTCAAGCTCTGGGCCAGTGGGCTTGCTGTCAGGCATGTCAGGATAACAGACTTTGTAAACATGAACCCAAGGTAGCAAAATGGCGAACCAGATTTTCAAGGAAGTCTTTACAGGAAAGTATCACGGTGTGACGCCGGGCACCATGCTTGCGCCGGGCGCTGTCAGTAACGGGAAGAACATGCGAAAAGTCTCATCGCGGGGCGGCTGGAAGATGAGACAGGGCTGTTCCCTGTATAACTCAACTACTGCTGGGGATGGCGCTCCTATCCGCAGCATTCACCAATATACAAATCCCCTGAACGGGGACTACCACCTGATTGTGCAGGTGGACAACAAGTTATATTACACCTGATAACTATGGAGGTTCAGATGGCAGACTTGACTTACAATTCTTTCTACAAGGACATAGCAGATGGCACTATTGACCTTGATACGGACACCATCAAGGTGATGCTGACAACATCAGACTATACCCCTGACGCTTCTCATGACTTCAAGGATGACATTACCAATGAAGTCAGCGGTACGGGATACACGGCGGGAGGCGCAACGTTGCAGAACGCCTCCGTCACGCTTGACGGCTCAGAATCCAAGTTCGACGCCGATGATGTAACCTGGTCAAGTTCTACGATTACCGCTCGTTATGCAGTGATGTATAAATCCACCGGTGATGATGCTACTTCACCCTTAATTGCTTGCTGGGACTTCGGCTCCGACAAGTCGTCTTCAAACAGCGATTTTACCATTGTCTGGGACAGCTCGGGAATTCTTCGTTTCAAGGCTGCTTCCTGATAATAGCTTCCGGGGAGCCTCAGTAGATGACCGTAAATCTGTCTGCCCAGAATATCGGGATATCCCTGTGCTCGTGCCGGTTCGCCATCCGTTATGTAATCACTTCAACGAGCAAGGACGGGTATGTCAGGCAATACAACGACTATATTTCCTGGTCGGAAGCGCATGACAAGACATCAGGGAATGCCGTCGGGGATAGCGATAGCACCGCAGATGCATACGCCAAGTTAGAAGTACTCTCCCCGCAACGTCCTGATATCTGCCGGGGCTTCTTGCCTTTCGATTTCAGCTCTCTCCCTGCAAACAGAACTCTGTTTTATGCCAAGCTGACCATTGTAGGCGTCAAGAAGGATTCGGGCACTTCCCCGAAAATAACCGTCCAGGAAGGTACGCAGGCAGACACCTTAACTACCGATGACTATGATGCATTTACAGGAAGCTACTTTACCTTACTGGAGCCTCCTTCTTCTCAAGCTACTTTTGGAAATACCTTCAACGCTGCAGGGCTTTCCTATCTTGAGAGTAAGGTAGGTAGCACCGCCAAGCTGTGTCTTCGTGAATACGACCATGACTACCTTGATCAATGCCCTTCTGACACTACGACATATGGCTCAAGTATCCATGCTTCAGAATCTACCGTTAAAGATCCCACGCTAACGCTTTACTTTGCTGAAGGCGTCTACTGCAGTACACAGTATATCGAGATAGAACCGCAACCTTGCCAGTTCAATCCCTGCCTGTGCCGGCAAATCGGTATCCACCTCTGTGTATTGCCCGTTCGTATTGAACCTTCTGCAAGAGAGATCGGTATAGAGAATCCGCAGTTATCAACAGCAGTCAACGTCAATGAAATATCTGTCGAGACCGTAATTCGTCCCGTAACTACAGATGTCTACCTTCCACGGGAGATCGAGATATTACAGCACGGGCTGCCCGTATTCTGCAACGTTGCAGCCGGCGAAACAGAAATCCAGCAGGTAGACAGGGTGCACCTTGAAAACCCGCCGGGAACCTCCGAAGTCCTGGGCAAGGGATATGTTGCCGATGTTGGCGATA